GTAAGCTAAAATAAATATAATCATCAAGTAAATAAGATAAAATTGATAATATTTAATTATAATTGGTCCCCAATAAAAAGTAACACCCTTGTATGAAACTACACACTATTAAAACAAGTACATAGTTATTTATTTAAATAAACACAATAAAATGGAATGATTAATATAATAGTATAATATATAAATTGTATATAATTAAATAACATGAAATGACACCAGAATGGCTTAATATTGAAACTAGATTCTCTCATCATTGGAGAGAGGACCAGTATAATAACCCGTTGGTCGGGTTAAATAAACTTTAGGTGAGTTAGTTTGTGTTGAAGCAGATCGTGGAGGAAGTGACACACCTTGCGGAGCGTCGGGGTGGCCTAATCCACCCCTCCCAGAAACAAAACTTATTCCTGAAACCGTCGCATCAGTTCGATAGCCAGCTAATTGTTGAGCATTTCTTGCCCTTCGAATATCACTATCCAGATTTGCTTCTACTAACTCTTTAGTAAATTGATTTTGGTTTCGTTGATACAGATTTTGCTGAGAGAAACTAGCAGATTGCTGTTCTCTAGCCCAATCTATACTACGTTGTTGTTGTGATTGACCATATTGAAACTCATTTTGTTGTTGATGAGCTTTAAAATCAAACATTGATTGTTGTAAATATTTTTGGTTGTCGATATCATATTGTTGTCGTAATTGTTGCCAAGAAAGATATTTTTCCTGCATTTGCATTTGAGCTTTAGTCTGGTAAAATTGTCCAAGACCTTGTCCAAGACCAGAGAGTAAACCACCACCAATAGCAGCAGCCGCCATTCCAGCGTTGGCGACAATTACATTACTTTCAAATTCGTCATCATCGGTAAAACTTTGTTCATTCCCTGAATAAACAGATTGTAGAGAATTTACTTGCAACATTTGCACAGGGAAGCGTAACGTCCCATAAAGGGGAGCTTTATCCTTCACTCTAACAAACAATATACATTCCTCATCCTTTTCGGTTAAGTCGCAGCGAACAACTATGACAGGTTCACCATTAAAACCATTACTTATAATCATTTCAACTGTGACAGAACCGAATTCTTGTCTTAACCTCTTTATGAGCAAATGAACAGTAGATGTATTGGAGGTAATTCTACCACGAAAAGTCTCCACAACAGAGTATTGCGGACTAACAGAAATGACTAGTTGTCTAACACCTTTCGGCAGATTGGGAAGTGATGTTCTAGTGTCATACTTATTAATTTGGTTAATAGGTGGATAATTTAGATTAAATCGAGACATATTTTGGAAATGTGTTTTCAAATCTTCCGGCATATTGAAGGTCGTAAGCCTAAACCTCACTTGTTGTACCTGAAACTCCCATATATTGAATTCAGTTGGAGTAAATATTGATTCCTTTCCACTACTACTTGTAAAGGAACAGGCTATTGGTTTTTCGACAAAAATTTCGTTAACTTGATCGGTATTTGTATTTCGGATGATGTCAGTGGTCTCCCACTCACAAGGTATCATATCAAAAAGTATTCGATTGTAATCCATATATACGGCGTTGTCTTTATAATTTTTCATTATAGGGCTAAAGTCATTATTAGTAGCTTCGACAAACACGAAGCCAGGGTTTCGTTGATGATAGGCAAAGTAACCTTGTGGACAGAAACAATAATTAAACCCATTAAGATCACAACTAACTTCAGTTCTGGAAAATACTTTATTATCTATTAATTTTAAACTGTTAAGTGAATTTTCATAATTAAGGCTTGTTAACTTATCACCTTCCAAATGTATGTACAGATAATCACAAAATGCCAATCCCATAACGTTTCCGAGGCTAGCTCCCCGCAATCTCTGACCGAGACGCGGGGTTAAAAGTTTAAAGAATAGCCTTTCTTACTGTCATATTTAACTGAACTTTGAGGATCAGCTAATATAAACGGTTTTATAGCAGGGTTGAACATAAGATCTTTTTCGTCACATAGTTTCGAGAAAAATGTAAGGTATGTACTCTTTTTCTCTGTGTAAACAGAAGTTGCAGGTGTCTCACAGTAAACAACCACATGAGGCATATCGTCGGTATTAGTTGTTGTTTTCGTTGAATCGCGTTGTATAGTCCGGTAAAAGCTCGATTGACGAGCATCTGTCATGACAATGGTATGGGACCACTCAGAGGAAACGCCTGTTGTGAAAAAGGCATACTTAGTGGCGACGTCCATTTGTATAGATTCTTCCTTAATTTTGTGAGGTGTCCAAGCGACGCCAATGCTACATTGCATACCCGGATTTCCTGGACAAGTGATTTTAATCATCCAGTCACCAGTCATTCTTCCATGTAATAAGACCAAATTTTGAATGTAAGCATTAGCAAATTCATTGCTAACTGGATCGTATGGTATTTGTGCTAAAATAGCACCGGCAGCTTTACCGTCACTTATAGTTACTTGTTTGTTGCATCCAACAAATTGATTATAAACTAAATCATTAATATTGAATGTAATGCCACCAGCGCGCATCCAAGAATTATTTGGTGCTGATCTATTCATAACTATGGGTTGATACATAGCTTTGTCTGAATCCATAACAGATGTTATAGGGATTTTCCCAGGACTCCCACTGTCTTCTTCTCCAATCAAAGGCGTTTCTTTGCCACTATTAGCAACTAGAGCACCTTCGCCATCTTCGTAATCCTTTTCATCATGGCTGCGGAGGTTATATTGGGATGTGCTTGCGTGCACATCAAACGTAACTTCTTTGGTTGTTTGGTCATATTTTATACCGGGGTAGCGTGCATAACACGCCGCCGCGTTCTTACGTCCGACCTTGGCGATAATAGGCGACAAAAAGTAACAATTACCGTTGCGGTAGAATCGATGGAAACCATCAATTTCTTCCACAACATCATCAGAATATCTTTCACCGATAATGATAATATACTTCTTACCGTCCGCATGGCGTTTAGCTGCCTCGAGGTGAGCCTCCATGTAGAAGCAGAATGCAACGGCAGCAGTCTTTTGGATCTTCTCATTGGCCTTCTTGACTTCGTCTTCACAAGCGGCATTGCACACAATATTGTCGTCTAAATATACTCGGAGGGCTCCGTAAGCCTGTGTTTTAGCACTAGCTTTGGATGGACCCTCACCTCCAAATTCTCTTCCCGCGTAATTGAGTGTACAGGAATAAGTCGGTTCGTGATCTTGTCCAAAACGTTCGTAACGTTCGGTGGGTCTTTCGATTTTGAGCTTAGCAATAAGCTCATTACAAGCAGAAATAGGATTGCTATTATTGCTATACGAGGCCATTGAATCCTCATTAACAGCGTGTCTTGCAGCTCTTCTGGCAAGTCGTTGTTCGCTTCTTTGAGCAGTAATTTGGGAATCTCGAATATTTTCAAATTCTTTTATTTGCACAATATTTGCTTTTTCAATTTTTGTATCGATAAGCTTAGTCGCTTTTAAATACTTGGTTAATTCGCAGAAATCGTCATATAATTTCGTTTTACGGACTGCCAGCTCCGAAATTTGCTGGTATTCAAAATCATTCATCAACATTGATCTTAATCTTTTCCTGGCTTGCTCATAGTTGGTGAATGGTATGGTTCTCACATCAACATTCATAGCTGAAGCCACAACCATAGCATCCCTCAGGACAGAATCGTAAAAACATCGGTCATGAAGGGCAGCTTCAAACAGAGCAACCATTAAGTTATCGCGCACTTGATTCTTTTCAAATGATACAAACCAGTAAAGGAGTCCAACTATACTAGATTTCTTCAATTTTGGATACACCACTTGATCATGCTCATTCCACTCCAAAACACGAGAACAGAAATTAATTTGCTGACCATTGTCTTCTCCCCCTTTAGCTGGAGTACATTTCATTCCTAAAGTGCTAGCTATTTCAATGAGATCTTCTTCTGTCATAGGTATGTCCTTGCTTACAATCTGGGTCTTATCATCCCCAAGAATAGCTAACTCACTCCTGCTCATTATGTCATTCAACATTGGTTTTATGCCAATATACGCAGGCACCTTATTCCAACAAACAATGAAAGAATAGTTGAATATTATATGAACACTAACACAATTTAGTAAGGTCGTAACAAAAGTTCCACTCTCATTTCCATTATTTACAACGTAGATACTACCATTTAACAAATGAACAGCATGAGTCAAGGTCAAAGCCAAGGCTTGATAAATCATATTTAATTCCGGTATTCTCTCGTTAGTAGTCAAATTGCCTGCAATATAACAAAAAGCTTCAATCAATTCAGTAATCAATAACTTGTCAAACGCACTAAAATCAGTGTTGAGAATCTTCCCTTGCTTGGTGCTAAACCTATGCCATATCTCTGTTGAAGTTGTATATGGGTTTTGACCTATGGCATAGTAGCCTTCACTTGATTTTTCCATCGCCCTAGAAAACCAATCCCCAAACATTATTTTCAAAAGTGCATTAACAGCCGGGTCAACATTGTTAAAAAGCCGAACCTTACCTTTCTCTGCTTTTTCTTTATCTATATTTTCAACTTTAGCGTTATCTTGAGAAATCAGACAAGGTGGTATCCCAAAATTTTCTAGGAGTGCTTTTTGCGTTTTTAAATGGTTTCTAATATCTTGGCCTATTTTATTTTTCGAAAAACTGTATATTGGTTTAGAGTCATGATAACTAGTATCTAGAAATTGTTGTTTTGTAGTCACACCATGAAAGTACTTAGCATACGGTCCTGCACTAGTTTTAACATCAACATTTGACAAAAATGGTTGAGTTCGGCCATTTAATGCTTCAAATTCCGTTAACAGTCTCAGTGACTTGTTCGCGCAATAAGTTGTTTTATTATAGTCTAGCACCATTTCGATAGCATGTTTCAATATCTCCGGATCGTAGTTTTTCTCACGAGTCCCATATTTCATAGCCTGTGTCCACAGTGGATCGGGTTTACCAATACCATTAAGACAGAGTTCGGAAAAATCTTTAACGTAGCGGGTTGTGAAGGCAGCTGGTAGTTGTAAGTTCTCGTTCTCCAATTCAATTTCGTGTGTAAAATGTTTTTCTTTTAAATGATTAAAATTTTTAAATATCGGGTTATAACCTATAGAGGTTAATGTCGAGTCTAAGGGTATGTAAGGATCAGGTTTCTGACAATTTAAAAAAGCCTGTGCATATTCATAAGGCATAGACATTTCAACATGTTTAATATCATCATATTCCCTTTTGACAGGTACTTTAACTACCGAAATAGGCGAAGGGACTTCAGCGTTAGGTGTTATAACTTCACAAAGTTCTTCAATTAGTGGTTGTGAAATGAAAGAACCATAAACTATGGCATGTGTTTTATAAGCATTGTGAAAGCCAATAATCTTAACAGAACCTGCCACTTTACAAATGAAAGGAAAACCACAGTCCCCTTTCTTAATAACTTCTTCCACCATTAAGCCAACACGACGCAATTTTAAGACTTCCATACATGGTTTGTAATATTCGTTCGAGCAATTTCCGTCTATGAATTCCTGATATTCTTTATATTCCAAACTGCCTGAAACAACAGTAAACTGTGGACCGCAACGCATAAAATAGCCAGCCATAGCCAAATTAGTACTGTCTTTTGTGAAATATTTTCTAGCCGATGCTAAGCAAGAAAGATCTTTACAATATATTACTGCTAAATCCCTCTCTCTTACGATGGTTAATACAATACTAGGGTAGACTTTACCAGCACTAGACAACAGGACTGTTCTACCAACTTCATCAAAACAGTGAGAAACACACAAAAACATTCCACTTCCAACATGCAAGGCATAGGCCTTGAACCCAGCATAAGAAACTTGAACATAGGACTTGTTTAGTTTTCTGTGGAGTACTTCGAGTTCCGTTTCCGCAGTTTCAATCATGTCGGCTTCACACAACATATTAGCTTTAATAACTCGTTGGATGTATTCTTCTAAATTTGGGTATTTACGACAAAGTCGTTTGAATGTTTTGTCATTGCCTCTCTTTGCCTGATGTATTTCATCATAAACTTGTTTCCTCTGTTCCTCACTTAAAGCAGCAAAGAAGTTTAATAAACCAGTCTTTACACTTGAAAACTCCTCTCCCATCACCTTAGCTAAAGCATTTGGTGTTAAAGGTTCAACTGATGTGTTTAAAAATTCCAACTGGACTAAAACAGCTTTTGTTTTATTTTGACCATTATGGTATTCAGCGCACTTGTAATTTGGACATTGCTTGGAGTACTGAGGATGAATAAAATTTTTATTAAATTTATGAACGTGCGTATATAAACAAGAGCAACTTTTACAGATATGTTCATGTGGTTCATAATTGTGTTTCTCTTCAGGATGTTCGCTTGGCAATATATTTTCCATCACATTAGGATAAACTTTACCACGATGTTTAGTATGAGGTGAATTCGGCGAAATCTCATCGCTAGAACTATCTGAAACTGTGGTATAATAGTTCGGGTACACCTTACCTCTAGATTTCATGTGTCTTGAATTGGAGAAAACAGGACTTGTAACTTTTGTCCCTAAATTTTTCTTATCCTTTTCAGCTTGATTTTTCATACTGCGTTTAGGAGGTGTCGAACCCGTGTTAGCAAATGCATTGTCAACCACGTTGTCCTGTGTAAATAATGGTTTCATGAATTTGTAAAGAGCATAGATTCCGCCTATAGCAGTGGAACCCGCAAGTACGCAGATGGTGGTTATCAAAACTTTATTATTATTAATCGTTATCAAGCCATTAATGTAAGTCGGATCCTTTAATTTTTTAAAAGTAGATTCATGTTTAGCAACAGCAACGAGAAAATCATTACTGACACCTTTCCGTAATGATCGTTTGTAATATTCTTCCAATTCCGTGTATTCACTAACAGTTAAAGCTTTGAGTGAATTTTTAAATTTTTCTTCAACTTTATCTTCTAGCATAGCACAAGCAAAGTCAACAGCCTCAATCACATGACGAGTGCCAAAATCAACAATAGCTTGTTCTCCTTGTGGTTTTATCGCTTCATCATCTGTATCTCTATAATAGTAAACTACACCTTTATCGGAGTAAACGCAATCCTTTGTTTCATGTATGGTGATTCGAAAAGTAGGGTCAGAGAAATACTGTAATAATACTCTAGTAACCCTTTCTACAACAGAAGTGTAACGATCTTGCATTGGTATTTCTTTGTTAAAAATTTCAGTACAAATAAAATCAGATGGTCGTATACTCTTATCTGGATTGATCGACATAATCCCATCAATTATGCGCTTTGACACTTTAAGACTTGCTTGTGGTGTCGGACGCAAAAAGAGACTAGAAGCACCTAACGAGGATTGTAACTTTGAGAACAACGTGGTGCTCGAATCAACACTCAATTCAAAATCAACTTCTTGTTTTTCTTCTTCTGGCCTCTGCCTTAGAACAACAATATTGTACCGATTCTCTTGCATAAGTAAATATTTCTTCTTAATATTCTCAAGAAGATGCATGACCCCCACATTTGAATTCTTATACACTAGACAACCGTTAACCGTTGTTTGAACTGTCATACAATACTCAAGGGCTGGTATTTGATGTAATTTACCCTCACATAAGTAAAGGCTATCAACACCTATCCTCCTCCTTAGTCCAGCGTACAATTCTTTATACTCCTCCAGGTAGTAAGGGTATTCATACTCATTGTTTAAAAGACATGCTATCATTCTGGCGCCGACGTCAAACCAAGGCATTTTTCTTACTAGAATTTCATTTGTTGTAATTATAAAGATACTATCTTCTTTTGTCAAATTCATCTTTCGCACGTATTCTTCACTTTGTTCGTATGTAATTTTCTTACTAACCCAGTCATCAAAAATATAAATACATGAATCCTTGACTGGTTTGAACTGTTCTATTGAGTTAGAAAATTGAATTTTATAACGAGATGTTCCTTCAAATGGTTTTGTTAATTTACACCACTTATCAGCCAAGTCCTTCGCGATGGTTGTTTTACCAGTACCTTCAGGCCCTTGTATCCTTAAGATACAAAAACTCCTTCCAGAAGCATTAGTTTCTAAAACATTTCCAAAACCAAAATAACAATAAGCGTAACTACCAACTTCTGGGTTTGAAGCTGCCAAAATAGATTCCTTATACTTTTCGGGTAGGGGTTGTTCCAATCGTTTATGAAAAGCTATAGTCTCAAGCGCAAGTTTTGTGCGAAGTATATCCAGAATATCATTAACAGATAAATTTTTGTATATATATTTAAATTTAAACGGTTCATCATAATTTGAAACTTGTTCTTTAATGTGAAATGTTAAATGGGAAAAATCATCTTTCCTATGATTAGCTCTCTCTCTCCTATTACGAATTAAGTTGTCAACGACTTCAACTATGATAAATCTATCCCAAAAAGCGGGGACGGAGTCTGGTCTCAATTCCGCCACATCAGGAGACCAGTTATTACTGGTGACGAATAGCATCTTAAGTTGACACATAGAAACTTTCCCAGAAAGACCAGCACTTTCGAAATTAAACGGATCTGATGAACATATGCGATTAGCATCAGTAGAAAATATGTCAGGAACGGTCGTACTTCCAAATTCATTTACAATGCCGAAATCCTCATTTAAATATGGTTCATAAAATTTAACTCCAGGAGAGACATTGTAGATATTATCACGCCAACCGAATTCCTTAGCCAGTTTCTTAGCTAAGAAAGCTGATAAGGACGACTTTCCGACACCTGGTTCTCCTAAAAGAAAGACACCAGCTGTTACTTGTCTTGTTGGTATTAAAGAGTCAACTTCACTCAATTTTTTATTTAATTCGCCGCACAATGTTCCGAGCAGGGATCGCAAGTTTGCACTGTCAGGATGACGATATAGTGTAAGAGCTTCATTTATTTCTTTAATAATGCTTCTTATGCGCTCTTTAACGGCATTGTCACACGCTATGGCACCTATATTTAGGCGAGCTAAATCTTGAGCTTCCGATGTTAAATCAAGTATACGTGTACGTTCTAAATGAACAGGATCATATTGTTCGTCTGCAATAATTCTTACAGCTTCACCAACGAGTTCTTTTATAGAAGAAACCCCATTCTTAGTAGCTGTAACAGCTCTAAACATGGAAGTAATTCCATCAATACCTTTCATGGACAAACCAAAACCAGCTAAAATAGCGGAAAACACAGCAGTAAAAACTGTAATGGTAGCTTTAACCCATGCATTCTCCAAAACTCCAGGGGAGTTCGGGAAAACATGGCTACTAAAGTCTTCCTCCACATCAGCTATTCTAGCTTCCAAAAATTCACTAGCCCTTTCAGTCTGAAATTGGCCAGAACGTTGTGCTATATTAGAAGCAACGAGTTGAAACGTGATGAATAAATTGGTACCAGCCAGTAATCTCATAGTAATGCCCGTAGACGATTTAAAAAGGGTAACAACATTGACTATTATATTGGTTATCATAAACACCAATTGCAAAAGTATCTTTTGCACTTCACTTGGATCTAAAAACCCTTCAATCAATGTCGTTAACCACGAACTAATCGTTGTCCGGATCATTTTATATGTAGAAGACCAGGTGGAACGAGCATTTAAAGACTCAGTGTCAACCTGCTTAGAGCACGACATTATAATTCAATGAATTACAAATGTAGTAAAACAAATAAACAAATAAATATATGTGTTTATATAATATTTTTATACCTGCCAGTCTAATAAGACACTACCGCTGTACAGTCCAGTAGTGAATATGTAAAAATAAGTGAAATATATGCA